TGTTGCTGGTGCCGAAGTCGCATTACTTCTTTTTATCTGTATTACTGTTGCCATATGCTATTTAAAAACTCCCACAGTTAAATAATAGTGTTCCAGTTGTAGTAACTACTTCCGTTCTAGTTACAAATTTACCATCACTTGACCTGTATTGAATCATTGCGCCATCATCTAAATTTGTTGTGTCAACATCACCAAGGCGGGATAATCTTAATTCTGAATTTTGAACAGCTACAGTTGATGGTATGGTTACTGAAACTTTTTGTGGACCAGATTGTGTATCTACGTTAATTTTTGCTGTAATATCAGGCATTACTTCTCTCCCTTTATTTATATATTTATAACAAAAATGAGTTTGATTATACTGTTACTTGCGCTCGGACTGTAATTATTCCTTCAATAACTCTAGTAACAGTAGCACCAGATGTAATTTCAAGGTCATAGACATATCTCTCAGCGTCTAAAGCGGATGTTTCAGTTGCTGTTAGTGAGAGAGTAACTACTCCTGTGGTAGCGTCTGTCGCTATTGAAGTAGTCATATTTGTTCTTGTTTTAGTGGACGCAAAGCCTTTAGCCAACTTAGCAACAGCCGTATAACCTGTAAGGTTAAAAGCATTGCCTTGAGCGTCTTTCACAGTTACGTCTGAAGTGAAAGTTGCCCCTTGGTCTATGGTTAAATTAGCTATTGCGGCCATCTATTTTTTATCTGTAATTTTGTTTGTTTCTGGTACTTCTTTTTTAATCAACTCTATAATCTTCTCGTTATAAAATTTAGTTAAAACATCTATTTTCTCAATTTCAATAGTATGTCTAGTCTTGCTTACCTGTATTTCTTGTCTTACTGCTAGATAATTTTGTAATTCAGGACTAAGCGACTTTTCATCATACTGCTTTCCATCAATTGTTATAGCCATAGTTAATCTCCATTTCAGTTTACTATAGTTATATTTATACGATATAAATATAAGAGTATAAATAATTAAAGGAGATATTATGGCAGTAACAATAACTTTAAAACAAACTAGACCTAATACAGACGTTGCTTTTTACAATGCTTCAGCTGATTTTGTAGCATTAAAGGAAGAAATGGTATACGCTGGAACCCTAGTAGATAGTGGTGGTAGTAATAATGAAAGTGGTTTAATAAGAACTTGGACTTTAACATTTACAGATGAAGACTCATCTTCAGCATTTGATAAAGACGCTAGAGCTCTATCTTATGAGGATGCTAGAGGAGCATATAACCTAATTAGTGGTATAACAGAAACATTTACATATACTTAATATATTATTTTTATTATGCTTCCAAATGATATAAACCAATATCAGGTTTTTAATAAACACACCTACTTACCTTATAAAGAACAATTAGATTTATTATTAGATAAATTTAGCCAATCAAATGATAAGTTAAGTGAAAATTATACACCTGAAGGAATAAAATTTAACAGTTTAGATGATATTACTTTAATTGTCTATAAAGGTAATATTGTATCTTTCGCTTCAATAATAAATAGACCAATTTGGCCTAAAAATATTAGTAGAATATTTAATCGTTTATTAAGAAATAAAAAATTTGATTGGGTCAATCCAACATTTGGTATCATATCAAAATTAACACACGACCACCAAATAAAATATTGTAAAAGTATAGGTCAAGACTTTGTTTTTATATCTATTGAAGGTAACAAAAGATTATATCTCAAAAGATGGATTAAACAAGCTAATGAATACAGTCCAGGGTGGTCTTTATGTAATGATAAAAAATGGGTTGAAACTGGTCCTCCAAAAAATTGTTTACAACATATTATCTATAAAAAAATATCAGATACTAACGAACCTTTTCCTTTATAAAAGGTAAAAATATTATACTAGGGTCAAATTCATTTTTCTTTTTAGCAAAATTATATGATTCAGTATCATAATGATGGTTATTATGTAATGCTTGACCCCACGTTAATAATGCAAATAAAGGAATATTTACAGCTTTATCAGTAGTGTTGTAAGATTTATATCCTATTTTTCCTGTATGACATAATACATTTACTAAAGATTCTTGATGATATGACCAAGCAGCAGGAATTATCCAAAACCATAATGTAAATTCAAAGTTTATTAAACAACCTAATATAAATGTGGACCAGATAATATGATTATTATATCTATATAACCAAATGTGAAATTTATCTTTTATTATATCTCTTATTTTATCTGTTTTTATTTCTGTAACTTTTTTACTATGTATCCAACCTATATAAGCGTGAAATAATCCATCTTTTGGACTATGTGGGTCTCCTTCTTTATCAGCGTTCTCGTGGTGCATACCTCTATGAACAGCTGCCCACCATAGAGGACTACCTTGAATACAAAGTGTTGATAAAAAAAGTAAAGGTTTTCTTAACCAATTTTTTAATTTAAATGTTCTATGACTTACATATCTATGTAGAATTACAGCAGAACCTAAACCACAAAATGTAATCCAACCTAAAAATAGATATAACCAATTAGGAGATGTAAGAAACATTCCTAATAAAGCTAATATTTGTACAGGCCAAAAAACAAGCCATAAGTATAGTTGTTGTTTATTCATTAATATCCACCGTCATTTTCTTTTATATGTTCTAAAAAAGGAGCTACTTCAAAATTTTGAGTTAATCTACCACGTCTAGCATTTGTTTCATCATTAAATCCTCCATCAACTCCTTCCCAATTAGTTATATTTATTCTATATTTTCCGTGTATTGCCGTCCAAGCATACTGATTATCTTCAAATAATTTTGGATTCGGATTTATACCAAACTTGTCTGATATCAACTGTTTTAATTCATCAAACTTATAATTCTGATCCTTTTCAATCATATATCGTCCTACTTGTCCAACATTTCTAAACTCAAAAGATGTACCTATTCGCATTTTATTATTATCTTTATACGCAACCATTCTATCTATAATATGTTCGTTCAAATTTTTAATAACAATACAACCAATAGACAACCGTAATTTTAAAGATAAACAATTTGCTAATGCATCCATTTTCTTCTTAGCACATTTTAATCTATCAGTTATTTCATATACTTTATCATCATCAAAACCAGTCATACTTAAATATACAGTTTTCAATCCAGCGTCTTTTAATTCTTTTAAATAATGATAATGGGCAATTCTTAATCCATTAGTTGCAATAGTTGTTCTATGACCAAGTGATGTTGCCTCTTTTATAATCTTTGCTAAATCTTTATGTAATGTGGGTTCACCCCCAATAAATCTAAATTCAGTTTTAACTTTAAATCTTTTTATAAAGTCAATAACTTTATCTGTATTCAAATCTGGATAATGTCTAAAAGGTAAATAACAATTAGCACACTCCATATTACATCTATGTACTATATCACAATAGACTGATTTAAATTTGCTGTCTTCTGGTTTCATCTATCAATTGTCCCTTGTAATACATATCTTTAATTAAATTATAATCATCATATTTCTCTTTAAAAGAAATACTTAATACCACTCTATCTCTATCTGATCCATTTATAACTCCGTGTATTGCATTCGTATTCAAACAAAAAGCTTTATCAGACACAAAGGTTTCAATTAATTTTGGATTACTATATCTTTTAGCACTAGTTTGCTTTTCTTCACCTTCTACTTGTACAACAATTTCTTCCTCTTCTTTACTTTCAAAAAAAGTTATCTTATCATTTTTATCTGTTATAACTGGTATATTAATTGCAACTTTTCTTTTATCTGTATGTGGTGGTATTATACCTTTAGTATAAGTTTTAAAAAATTTAACATTGTCTATCAACTCTTTATAATTTTTAAGTTGATTAATATGTTCTAATACATCTTCTTTAGAAACATATTTTGTATGTAAGCTATCCTTTGGACTATCTTTACCATACGTTGCCCAAACATTTTTATTATTTAAATATGTTTGTTTTAATTTTTCAGAATCAAATTTAAATTCTGGTATCTCAAAAGCATTAAGCATATCGTGTACTCGTCATAACTTTCTCTACAGATTCAGGTGTACACTCTATATTCATTACTAACATTACAGATTTATCACTATAAGAAAATACAGCGTGTTCTTTATTAGTATTTAAA